CCTTCTTGTAGCGCAGACCTTCAAAGTACTTACTCCCCTTGATGTCATGGCTACTAAGGCTTGGCATATCTGCAAAGTCACCTATGTTAACCACTACATCAGGTTTGTAATCGACAATAGCTTTACCAGCCCATGTCAGGTGCTCTAAAGGTACGCCCTCTTTAATCTGACAGTCCGGCACGACTAATATTCTCAATGTCATCTCCTTCAACAGTTAGTCTGTCACCTTCACGTATACCAGCTTTGATGGCTTCTAAGATACCAAAGGTAAGCAGTGATTGAGCTTCGTCAGCTGTAAGGTCAAACTGATATGTTGCATCACCATTCTCATGCTCTTTAATCAGATTCACGTTCATTTTCAGCCTCCTTCAAGAACTCTTGAGCATCACCAGTGTACATAAAGTAACCTAAAACAATACCAATGGCTGCGTTGACTTTCTTGTTCTCAGCAATGTCTTCAGGATGAGAACTCCAACCACCATTAAGAGTGTTCATATAAGTCTCTTTAAGTTTCTCCACAAGAATAACATCTGTGAAGTCTTCCCATACACTGCGAAGTTCTTTAGACTTCTCCAAAGCTTCAATTAGATTAGCTAACATATTATCTGCCTCTTTCATTTAACCATGCTGTTGGAATATCTTTATCAGCATACTTGAATCCATGCTTAGTGCACCAATCCCCGTATGTAGTTTGGCTTATCTTTGAGAGTTTAGACCTAGAGTTACTGAAGACAAATCTAATATCAAGTTCAGGATGTTGTTCCTTCACCATCAAATGTTTCTGTCTATCAGCAGTTACAAACCTGCCCTTGCTCTCAATGATGATACCGTTACTAAGTAGTAAGAAGTCAGGAGTGTATGTACGTTTCTTCTCAGGCTGCGTATATGCAATCACTAGCTTCTCATACTCAAATGGAATACCTAAGGCTTTTAAGTTATCAGCTATCTTGTCTTCTAAGCCTGACCTAAAGCCATGCTTCAAAGCTACTTGTCTAACTGTCAGTGGCTTCTTACGCTTAGGCTTCATCTGATTTTGTCCTGTGATATTGGTGCAGTAAAGCTCCGAAGGCATCTGTAAACTCTTCATCGTGGTTTAGCTTACCCATTGTAAACATAATGGCATGAACTAACTCATGGTAGAAGGTTTGCTCAGTACTTTGTTTGTTCATTCCACTGCGAATTGAGATAGTCTGTTTCTCAGAATCACACTTACCCATATCGTCTAAATGATTAACAAACTCTACTGTCCAGACTGCTCCTGCGAGACTGAAGGTGGTTGCCACATCTGGTTTGGTTCCCTTCTTAGCCATAGGAGCTTTCCATTTTCCAGTACCCTGTCAGTATTGCCGTCATAAGCCTTGATACAAGCTTCATATAATTCCTTTTCAGTTGTACAGTCTTTGAGAATCTTATCAGCCTTTACAGGGCCAATACCTCTGATACCTTCAATGTTATCAACTCTGTCACCTGTCAGTATCTGTTTGTAGAAACTGTACAAGCCTTCAAACTCAGTAACATAATACTCCTCATCCTTTACAGGATTATAGTGCCACCCCGGTAACTGATCTAGATCCTTGTCAACGTGGACGATCCAGTAGTTACCTTCAGTGGACGCTATGCCTACAGAGTCATCAGCTTCCTCGTTCTCAGACATCTTAGCACCGAGCTTCATCAGATGTTTGCGAAGAGCATCATAGTGTCTAGGCTTGGGAGCATCCTTGCGATTACCTTTGTAAGGAACAGTGGTAGCTACCTCGAATCTAAAGTTAGTCTTACCTGTAATCCATGCTCTGTAGTCATCACACTTTAAGCGCATATAGATTATATCGGTAAACCACTCTGTGAGTCGATTTAGTGCCCACCGTTCCTCTTCCTCCTCATTGGAGAAGCCAACTTTATAAACTAAAAAGTCAGCATCTACAATAGCCTCAGTAGGCTTTTTAGAGGACATCGTCCGCAGTCTCTTCTTCCTCAGCACCTTCAGGAACGTACACCTTCAATTCAGTCACAATCAACTTCTTAATTGACGGTGCAGCACCAAACTTAGCTGACATCTTGTGACGGTATGATGAGATAACTGCATGACACTTAGTACCATTACCCATCAAAGCAATGTTTACAGGATCACCTCCTTCGTCCACAGGAGCGAACAAGTAAGTTGACTTGGCAACAATGTAGTTACCCATTCCTTCTTTGTTCTTGATGTTGATGCCCAGTTCTTTAAGCTTCTCACAGGCTGCATCGCTCAAGTTACCAATAGTACATTCGTACTTCTTGTTGTCTTCGTTGAACTTAGTGTTAAAGGTGTTCATCCAGTTACTCCAGAAGATTTCACCAGCGACTTTAACGGGTTTCAGTGTATCAATACTCATTTCATTTTCCTCCGCTGCTACGCAGCTATTTAAGTTAAATTATTTAGCAGTAACATCAGTCACTGTGGGTTCATTTGCTGATTGTTTCTCTTGCTCTTGGAATTGAGCTACCAGCTTCTGATGCAATGGGAATGCACCTGACTCAGTAGGTAGTTGTCCAATCACTCGAACAATGAAGGCAGCTTCATTAGGTTCAACATCGAATACCATTTACATATCCTCTTTCTTTAGTGTAGCTCTTTAAATGGGTGAGCTACATTACCCTCAGCTAGATCTTCCAAATATACCAATGCTGAAGCCAACACTGTATATACCTCTTCAAGATCTAGATCCTCTCCTATCTTAACCTTGAAAGTGTCTCCTTCAACGTTAAATAGTATTTGATTCTTATCAATGTTCTTCGACATAACTTGCAGCCTTGCGCATGAGTTCAGGATTGTCCATAAATAGTCCTAATCCTCTGTTGCAATTATGACATAAAAGCTTTCTAACTTTACCTGTCTTATGATTATGGTCTACAGCTAAGTGCTCTGTGTGGTTGTTTTTACCTATTTTAAAGCCTTCAGAGCCACAAAGATAACACTTATAGTCTTGGTCTTCCTTCATTTTAGCTAACTCAGCATCATCAATACCATAGTTACGTTTGTAGTAAGCATTCTTACCTCTACAGGCAGTAGAACAATAAGTGTTACAAGGATTAGTAGGAGTGAAAACACCTCCACAAGCCTTGCAGTTCTTATCTTTAAAGTACCCGTTAGGATATTTAGTGACAGTCATACCAATTCTTTCCAGTCTTAAATTCAGCTCCTACAGGACATCTAAACTTCAGAATCTCACCTGCATCGGCTGCTGCTTTAACAACAATCTCACCTACCATTGTACCATACTTTTCAGGAACTTCAATTTGTACCTCATCGTGAACCCATGCTACGAGTTTAAATGGTATCTTTTTAGCAGTGAGTTCCTTGTGAAAGCACACAATCCATTGCTTAGCAATAATCGCTCCTGCCGACTGCAAGAGTGTATTAAGTGCGCTATGCTCAGATCTAATCTGCAATCTACGTCCATCAAGACCCGGTATCCACCCTTTAGCAGCGAACTTAGATACTTTCTTTTTAAGCGTTGCGTATGCTGGGACGTTCCGTTGAAAATTATCAATAATCTTTCTCCCTTGCTTTTCTGAACCACCAATAATTGTACCAACTTTACCCGGTGAAGCACCGTAGAGTGTGGCATATAGCACAGTCTTGGCAAGATCTCTCGTAGCGACTCCAAATGCCTTCTGATTTCTCGTGTGGACATCTCCATTTACAACCTCATTTGAATATTCAGTATCATTAAGATAGTGAGCAAAACAACGCAGCTCAATACCAGACAAATCTGTACCGACAAGGACATTACCTTCCTCAACAGTCCAGCAACTTCTACATTCTTTACCATATTCTGACCTTGTAGCGGGAATCTGCGCCATATTAGGTGAACTATGAGTAGCTCTACCTGATACTGCGCCATTCGTTATAACCTTACCATGCACTCTACCGTCCTTGCCTACAGACTCTAACCAGCTTTCAATCTGAGCTACACGTTTCTGTAGCATCAGGTACGTGGCAATCAACTGAGCTTCCGGTAGAGGAACCTTAGCAAGTACAGACTCATCGACAATAGCTTGACCCTTTTCAGTAAACACCTTGGGCTTCCATCCTAGCTCCATCAGCTTCTCTCCAATTTGCTTTCTACTTCCCGGATTGAAAGTATCAATGCAGTCTTTGATGGGCTTTCCACTTGTCTTGTGGAACCTTGGTGTAACTGTTGGAGGCCATCTCTCTTGCATCTGCTCATAGATTCCAGCCATCTTTCCTTTGATGTCAGCAAGTAAGCAAGTGGTGTAGACTTGATCGAGTTTGAATCCATGTCGTGTCTGTTCCTCAATGATAGCTGCTACCTTATGCTCAAGAGCAAGGCTTTCTTGTGAAAAGTCTTTCTTAGTGAGTTCATCATTAAGATGAGTATAAAGATTACAAGTGACCTCAACGTCCCTAATGCAATAATACTCCAGAAGAGCCATGTGAGGAATGTTGAAGCACTCACCCTTATACTCCTCTCGTTTGTCCATTAGCCATTCCCATATCCTTTTGTAGTCAACTTTCTTAATTGTCCCCATCCTGTTGCCCCATGCGTCTAAGCTGTGACCGTTCTCTACTGAGGGATCTAGCAGTCTTGAGGCTATCAGTGTATCGAACACTTGGTTCAAGCGAATCTTCGTATTCCAAAGCCTGTTGAGTATCGAGAAATCGAAGCCTATTCCGTTGTGGGCTACTATCAATGTAACGTCCTTTAAATACTCCACGAGGCTGTCTGCTGCTTTCCATACGTTCACTTCTCCAGTGTCAATGTCCTTAGTTACCACCATCCAAATCGTGTTGTGATCTAAGGTTGTCTCGATGTCCAATACGATACGCTTCATATTCCGCTTTCAAGTCTTCATAGTGGTGAATGAGTAACTGATACTTGTCCTGCATTTCATAGTACTTAGTCTCCAAGTCCAACATTCTACCAGCTATCGTGTCTACGTCAATCATGTTACCTTACCTCTGTATGTTAGTTCAGGGCAATGATACACTGTATTCCTGAAGTCAGTCCTATAACGTGACCTGACTACATTATTGACATTCATCGACATGACAGCTCTCTTACGTTCTTTTGTGGCTGCTTTGTAAGCATTAACCTTGTCACGATTACGTTGAACCCACTCACGCTGCTTGAG